GCGGTCAATTTCAATTAAGCGAGCTACAAAACGCCGGCCGGGGATTTTGTACTACGCATTTTTTAATCCATACCTCCCTCACTTGGGCAGGTGGATTAACGTATTTATTACTCGCTTAATTGATTTGACGGTGCAAAAGTAGTAATTTAATTACGACTGACCAAATAATTTCGTAGGAAAATTACGATTTATGTGCATTTTCCAAAAGATTAACACTAAAATCTTAATAATTGATATTATGAAAAGCGAGGAACTCAAGAAAAACGTAAGATTACTACTGCAAATAAGAAAGTGCAGTTGCCGCTCTTTGGCCGCATCTGCCGGAATGAACGAAAGGAATGTAAGTAATCAGGTAAACGGAGATACAGAGTTGAGTATGAAATTACTTCTCGCTATTCTTGATATATTTCCCGATGTATCCGCCGAGTGGTTATTGCGCGGCACAGGTTCTATGGTTGCTCAACACGGAGATACTATCAATATAGATGCAAGCGGAGACCATATTACCGCAAAGGATAATAGCATGGCGATTGGCGGAACTAACAACACCATACATAATGGTACTGCTGAACTGGCTATCAAGGATGCCATCATTGCTGCAAAGGATAGTGTTATCGCAGGCAAGGATGAGCTGATAGCATCTCAAAAGGAAACGATATCTCTTTTAAAGGAGAAGATAGAACTAATGCGCAAGTAAAACAATAACAATATATATATTATGGAAAAGAACAAAGAAAACAATGTGTGTGGTGGCAGTCCTTGTGGTGGAGGGAACAAGAAGTGTGATTTTTGTCACGGCATCGTACATTTAATGGCAGAGCATGACAAAGAAGCAAATGCTCGTGTAGCCAAGTATGAAGAACTGCTGCGCAAAACGGAAGAGGTAGCAGCTGCCCAGATAGCACGCTCAGAGCAGCGCATAGATAAGATGATGGAGATAGTTGCAAAGATGGAAGACTACATGGATCGCATGGAAAAGATGCACAACGATATTAAGAAGGATGAGGACAACTATGTCAAACGTCTTATAGCGGACAAGGAAACGCTAATGGCTCAGAACACCACCCTAACCAATCTTGTTGGAGCAGTATGTATGCCCGCTAATCATCATGGCACACATGTCAATATAAATAAGTAGTATGAAAGGAGCAACACTAATATTTTTTGTTTCTGTTTCGGTAACTATACTCGCTTGGATTTGCTATATAATATACAAGATGGTATATAGATATAAAAAGAATCATCCGAAGAGAAAACCAACTCTTGAGGAAGCCGTCTTAAAGATGAAAAGAAAGCAAAGAAGAAAGAAGATGAAGGATGATATAAAATTGTTTTTTAGTAAGGTACAAAAGTGTGTATCTTATGTGTTTGCGAAATATAAAAAATATTCTCCAATCATTGTATTTGTAATATTGTATATAGCCGCCACTTGCGTATTTGTTAATTGGATATGTATTGTTGAGCTCGTAGAAAGCATATACGATTTTAGAATAGATGTTTATAGGATTTTGATAAAGAAGGCTCATGTTTTCTTTACATACATACCTACATTTGCAGGCATACCATCAATAATAGTTTATCTTATCACAAAGAAATGAGTACACTTATAGACCGCATGAGGATAGAGATGCACCGCTTGGGCATCACACAAAAAAGATTGGCTGAGTTGTCTGGGGTATCGCAGCAGACCATCGCATCTTATATGTATGGTAAACGTGATTTATCCGCACAGGTATTGGTTGCCCTGCTGACCGAGTACAAGGATATAGACGCAAGATGGTTGCTGACCGGTGACGAGCATAGTCCGATAGTCGCTCGTATGGAAGAACAGGAGAAGATAGTTGTAACCATGCAGGCTACAATAGAAGATTTGATAAGGAGTCATAAGGAGTTACAAGAGCAGCTCAAATGTATAAGAGAAAATGCTGTTGTAACATTCAGCGAAGTAAAGTAATAACCGCCACAAAACCAATTAGTTGATTACCTCTCTTAATCAGTGGGTCGTGAGTTCGAGCCTCACGGGGGACACGATAAAAAATGTACTTTCATAGCGTTGAAAGTTGTGTTTTGAAAAACACAAAAACACTTATGCGAAGTTTGCGAAACAAGCATTTAATTAACGCATTAAGTGAAAATTAAGAGTAATACTAATTCGGTTTTAGTGGTAAAGTTTACCTAATAAAAAAAATTTTATACACTTAATCAATTAAGTATTACCCTTGTTATTTTTGTAATTTATGTAACTTATGTAACATTGTTACACAAATCGGGGGTGTACGACAAAACATTTATGTAACATGGCAAAAATCTATTTGAATCTTGACACTCGTTCAGAGGTCAATGGCCAATCTCAAATCAGGGTGCGTATCGTACACAACAGGAAGAATGCCTTTATAGGTACTGCGGTTTATGTTGGCGCGGGAGAGTACACGGGAGACTTGTACCGACCTATAAAACCTACCGCTCCACTATGCAGAGAGAAAACGGAGAAGGTAGCCACACTCGTCCGTAAGTTGGAGTCGTCCATATACGATATGGAAAGATACGAGGATATTGAGAATATGACCGTCAATGAGATACGCGACACAATCATGGGCGCAGGTTCAAGTGTTCGCAAATCATTTACTGATGCCCTGCAAAAGTATGGAGATAGCCGTGGTAGTATCAAGTCCACCGAATTGTTTTGCTATACCGCCAGACTAATCAAAGAGTTTATAGGCGACAAGAAGGATGTCACATACAAGGACATTACCTATAAATGGTTGAAAGAGTTTGACGCATGGATGGAGAAGAAAGGAAAGAACCTTAATACACGAGGAATTATTATGCGCAACATACGATGCACATATAATGAAGGTGTGCGTTGCGAGTATATACCAGATGGGATGTCTCCGTTCCGTTTCTACAAGATACCCCGCAGGCAGCAAAAAGAGATAGTGTTTTCAAGTTTTGAAACAATACACCGACTGCTCTCTTTGGACTTGCGCAATCAACAAGGTGAGGTGACTATGGATCGCGCCCGCGATATATTCATGATTTCGGTTTATCTATGCGGAATGAACTTGGTGGATATATTCAACCTACCACCGCAAAAAGGTGATGAGGTGGTATTTGTCCGCAGTAAGATAGCAAAGAGGGAGCCGCGCCCTACACACATACACATAGAGCCTCCCTTGCAAGAGTTGATAGATAAGTATAAAGGAAAGAACCATCTATTTAACTTTGCTGAAACATATCATTCCTACTATACATTTCAAAGAAATTTAACAGGTCGTCTTGGTAGATTGTCCGCGCTACTTGGAGAGAAGATAAATATGGATATTGCCCGACATACATGGGCAACATTAGCCAGTTCGTTGGGGGTTGATAAGTATGTTATAAGCAAATCACTCGGCCATATAGATACAGACGTTACGGGAATACACTATATAGAGTACGATTGGAAACATACCGCCAATGCCAATAGATTGGTAATAGAAAAGGTATTGGATGGAGTAGTGCCTAACTCAATAGAAGTGCCAAAGCAGTTACGCACATATACTATATAAGGAGTGAGGTGGGTATTTCCCACCTCACTTGTTACCTCGGCTTGTTGTTTAGGTCGCTGCCTGTTGCTGCTATCTCAAAGAAATCAAATCGGCTATCCTTTTTCAAGTTACCGGCTAAGGCAATTCGCAGGTAGCGTACATCGGTGCGTTCAGTTATGCAACCTATATCCACAAAGTTGCCCGTCTTTTCGTTTGCGCCTAACAACTCCCACTTGCGCCCATCGTTTGATCCAAGCACATAGATACCAAGCCTGCATACCTTTGATGCTCCCTGTGTTATGGTTTTAGACGCAGGCGTTGTTGTGGTAAGCACATTACCTATTGATAGTGTTGTTGTGTTCGTCAGTCCGTAAGCGGGTATCGCCTTAGATATATATGACACCTCTGCTTTTTGCCTATCGGTTGTCTCGGTCGGGAACACCTCTCTAAATGAATAGGTAGCTGGTATGTATGCTTCGTAGGTGTATTTCGGCTCAATGGTACTATAAACACTTGCACCGCCCTGCTGATTAGTCAGCACATATACATTAAGCGTTTCATCAGAAGAAGAATCTACATCGGCATTGTAGCGCAGAATAATCTTGCATGTGTATGTACCTGCCGGAAGAGAAGTTAGTTGTGTTGTGTATGGAATACCGCCTGTTCCCTGCCATTTGAATATGGTTTTCTTTACTCCGCGTTCTCCTTCCTGCGTAATGGTTGTAACTGATTGTGCATCTACATTCAGTTTTTGCACATTGTTCTCGTCTGTTACAATTAGAGTTGCCCTTGCACCTTCTACGCTAATGATACTCTCATTCAAGTCTCCATCTTCGGCCACCACAATCAACTCGTCTCTCCCAGCTATACCCATTGCTATGGTCAGCGTATCTTGCAAATTCTCCGTTATTTGGATTTGATTGGAGCATACCTCATAGTCTGATATATGAACATATCTACCAGCACCCCTCATGTATTGTTGGTCGCCATCTATAACCGCTTTATCGCTGACTGTATGCGTACCTCCCATAAACTCTAACTTAACATCTATGGTATCTATAACCAATTCACATCGGTATGTACCCTGCGACAACTCTATTTGACCTATGCCTGCGTTGGTTGTATCTACACGGAGAACGTAATCGTATAGCGGGTCGGTTGTTTCCAATCGGGCAGAATAGAACTTATAGTTACCCAACTCTACGTTGTCAGCAACAGTAGCACCTAATTTGATAATCCTATACGACATACGAATGTTGCTCGTATAAGAGGGTAGCAGTTTGCATAGTTTAGCGGAAACTGCATGTGCGCTATCGCACACAAAGTCCACATAACCCATCGTACCACTATTGATACTACCACCCTCCGCGCCTATGATAATATCTTGACTTGCCACAACTTGATTGTATGCAGGACGGCTGATTGTCTGCGTTGTGAAGTGTGTAGCATCTATACCTTGCACGGTATATGTTCTTGCCGTATCTGCACCCGTATAGCGCAAGCTAATATCTACAAATGTAGCCTCTACCTTAACGGAGTATGTACCATCTTGCAGCACTACACTTTGGTTTAGTTCTTTGGTCAGCGTGGTCTGCATAGAGTTGCCCATCACAAGTGCATTAGGTAGCGGTATAACGGCCACATCCACCCATAGTGTTGCAGAAACTTGTTTACGTATCTTGTAGTATGCGTGCAATCTACTGCCTCCATTGATAACATTGTTTGCAGCAGGCGTGAAGGTTATTGCGCCATTGAAAGTAACCTGCATTACACCATCATCCCCTGTTGATACGGTGAATGTTTGCTCATTAGATAGTGCTACATTCTGCAAGAATAGCCGTTGTGCGTTACTACTTGCAAGAGCAACACCGGTCAGCGTTTTAGATACAGGTTCGTGTACTACCTTTGGCGTAGTGGTTTCGGTTGGGTCTCCCTTATCTTGTGTATTGAATCGTCCTCGTGCTACACATCTGTACGATTGCTTAAAACCAAGCGTCCCTAATTTAATAGGCTGGGTAAGTGCAAGTATCTTATTGTCTGCTTCCTCTCTCCCATCGGATTCTTCGTCCACCTTGTACAGTGTGCGGGCAGTATTGCTGCTATCCACGCGGTAACTTGTCGGATAGTTATTCACATACTCCAAAGCCTTATTATCTCTGCGAGTGAATTGCATATTCTCGTCCATCGCATAGGAATAGGCGTAGGAAGGATTGGAGATAAGCAGCTCACGATTGTGGTGGTCGTAGTTGAGTATGGCTCCTTGTATGTAAGTAAGAAAGTCTATACCATCGCACAAGGTATTGGGTAGTTCGGAAATAAGCGTAATAAGATTATTGCCAAAGGTAGCGGGGGCGAAAGCAGACGAGGTTGTTTGTACCTTATAGTCCAATACATCACCCGCTACCGCTTTTCCCAACTCGTCCACCTTCTGACCGGCAATAATCATCAGCCCCCTATCGGTAGTGAACGCTACACCCATATCAATAGGAGTAACCGACTTAGGCGTGTTGACTACATCGCGGGCAATGATACGCGAGTTGGTGTAAACAAACTCTCCGCTTGTATCTACAAAGAAAGCGTATATACCATCCTTGCAGAATCCGTACAACGGAGAAGCACCTGTTTGTCCTTCCCCGACTGCCACCGCATTGCTGCATAGTGCAAGCACCTCGGACGATCCAACCTTGTATGTATTCTTATATGGGAATGACATTGGGTTGTCTGTAGCTGATACCTTCATGTAGTTTGGAAAGTTCTCGGTAGTATTCTGCTCATCACGATAACCCTTCTCCGTGCCTGCCGGAGTTGTATAGGTAATGGCAAGTGCCGACAAGTCATAGGGGATTAAATCGGTAGTCCACACATACGCCATGTTGTAGCAAGGATGCGGTTTGAGATTGAAACTAACTGACCTTGTTTTCATACTTGGCAGGTTGTTGGTATCAAATCCCAACTGAATAAATACCAACTCCATCTTGAACGCTCTGCTATCAGGATAGGTGAGTATAGGCGGCAAGTCCTCAAAGAAATTGGCATATCCGTACATATCCTTTGCTATGTACCTTGTTACGATACTATCTCCATCGTTTGTTTCTATCCATACATTGGCCGCCACATAACTCAATGGTCGTGGCGTACTATCAAGAATACCGTTTGCTACAAACTTGTATTGTTTCTTTTGGAATTGTACATAATGATTATCGTCATTCTCGTTGAAGTTCTTTAGGCATAGGTCGTTGGCGTTTTCCTCTCTCACTCCACTATGGTTATTGAAGAGTATGCTATCTGGCGTATAGCCATGGAAGAGGTTGCTTGTGTAGTTGGCAATATGCAGGCGGCCATTGTAGTTATACGCTACCTTCGGAAGATATTGCTTTCGCTCGGTTGCTTCGCTTGTAAAGCGGTACTGCTGCGTAATGTTCTTGAGTACGGCTTCGTACTTTGGGTCGGACAAATCTACCTTCAATCCGTTCTGCAAAGCGTCCAACTCTTTCGTATCATAGTCGCGCAAAAGGAAGAACGGAGAGTTTATAAGGTCATGCTTTATCTTATCCCAACTGCGCATCTTTGGGCAGTAAGAGAAATATCTGTGCGTAATACCCGATACATGAAAATTGACAACTTGACCATAATGGTCTTTGTCTGCCGTAGTCTCAAATAAATCAACCTCCGGCGTAATGAATATGCCGACACCTGTAAATATATCCCTATGCTCTTTAATGACGCTCAAATCACTTATATTGAGTAAAATATCAGCGCCATTTGCCACAGCAACTATGCCGCCATTATTTTTGCTTGCGTTCTGCTGATACAAAAGGTTGTATCCTCCCATATACGTATAGGCATAGGACATATAGGATAATCTTGTGTCTATATATGTATTTGGACTTGTATATACTATTGATGCTTGATTGAAAACTGTAAGGTCATTATCTTGCCCATCTCCATGAAAGAATAGCACAGATTCTTTAGGGTTTGATATGTCCAATCTATGATACATACCAGCACCTATATTCTTGTCGGACAAAGAACTCATTATTCCTTGTGATGAAAATCCATACCTATGGCTTGATAATTTTTCTCTTGGGAATAATAATACAGGCTCACTTGCAAATGTATATGTACCATCGTATAATTTAACCGCTACCATAGCAAGGAATGGGCGAGTAAAGATATTTTTCTCCTGCGCCTTATTGTATGCCTCAACCATTTGTGCATGCCATACGTCAGGCTCTGTGTATATCTTGCTTGTGTGTGCATAATTTAGAGTATCATCACCATCTACCTGCACATCATTTCCCCAATCGTCTATATCCTCATCGTATTTGCTTTCTATATGGTGGTCGTCCGTTTCAGAGCAGTCAAGGTTTATATTGACTCGTCCATAGGGATAAAGGTCGCGAGAATCACTTGATCCATTCTCGTCAATTACGGCTATATCGTACTTGCCCAATCTCTCTTTGTACAAGGCATAGACTACATTCTTTGCAGGCTTATCGTCATCATCGTCCAAATCTATGATGGTAACAAGGTTTCCGTTTTGCGTGATAGATAAGTTCCCCTGTACCGAACATATCAGCACCTCTGCTGGTATAGCACTAAACACGCCATCAGCATCTATGTTGGCGAACCAATAAAGATGGTTATTGCGTACACCCAACAAGTGCCTATACACATTGGTATGTATGAATAGTTGGCTATACACTTTCTCTACATGTGGAGTAGTGCCAATCTTCTCGCCCATAGAGAAAACAAGTTTGCCATCCCCGCTTGGTCTCCATGAGCCGTTCTTAAAACGAAGATTTAGGATGTCCTCGCACTGGCCATCCTTCATACCTACACAAGTCTTATTGCGGGTAATACCCTGCAACTCTATCGGAACAACACTACCCTCTTTCTTCATACCTTAAAAAATTCTTGGTGTCCTATTGATAACTGAACCTACTAAACTAGTAGAGTTCTTGGATGCCTCTTTCAATGATTTCCCAAAATTGGCGTATGCTGTGGCTATATCATCCTTACCATATGCAAAGACAAGCATCAGCCACCTCCATATTATATACCAACATATAGCGTCCTTCACGCTTTGGTCAAGTGGCTCTAAATAGTTGGTATCAAGGTTCTCCGACCAAAGCAATTTGAAGTGCATTGAGTTGGCATAAGTATCTCCAAGCGGAGGATTGTCCAATATGCGAAACTCATATGCGTTATTCAGTTCTTTTGCCAACTTGCTGATGGATGGGAATACCATAGTCATAGCACTATGAGCATAAGACATAAACAGGTCATTATCGTCCTCCGTGAAAGCAAGTAAGTCTAACAAGTGCGGATTATCCTCTGTGCGTCTAAACCTACCCAGATAGGATGTGCGCATTTTCACTTCCTCTCTTATCTCCGAAATAGGATAGTACAAGTCTATTATCAACTTGTCATCTACTGTTGATTGGTTGTGCATATTATTGTTGTGCTATTTGTTGTTGTTTTTGTTGTGCAGGTTCTTGTTGTTGAGCCGCTGCCTGCTGCATAGCCGCCTGCTGCTGCGCCATTGCCTCGTCTTGGCGTTTCTTTATGCGAGCCAAATCGTCCATTCCGTAGGCTTGCATTGCCTCAAGTGCCACACTACCATCTATTGCGCCATATTGCAGCAAGGTATTGATAGTATCGTTCATCATCATGCGGACAACACCGGAGGAAGGTTGTTGCAACAAGGATAAGTCAAACTCGGTTTGGCGTATCTTATCGGGGTCGTAGTACTTGGATTCTTCCGAATACTTTTCACCGGCTATGTTCATATACCTGCTCTCGCTATAATACTGCTGCACAAGTTTCATCAGTTTCTTGTCTCGCTCAAGTATAAGACCATTGAACCATTGTTCACCATCGCAGGTATTGTTGTTTGAGTTCTCGGTCTCCATCATGTAGCGGCTTGCAGATTCATGACTTCCACCACTCTCTCCTCGTATAGCATTGGTAGAGCCGGACTGTTGGTCTATCATACTTATGTAGGACATCAGCATTTGATAGTCGTTACCTGCCCCACCCTCGTCGGAGAAGCGAGCAAACACATTATTAACTCCTCCCGACTTTTGGCAGCGCAATGCGGCTATTCCTTTTGCTGACGTGTACTGCTTTGCAAACTCGTCCACGGTAAGGTCGCTATCCTCCAATACATCCAAATCAACTATACCAAAACCTTTGGCTTGGTTCATACGGATAAACTCCATTCGCATAACCAACCGATTGACCATATCCTGTGCGGGTATAAGGTCATTGACCACCGATTGTACGCGCCCATTGACGAGAGGGTAACCTCCTATTGCCCACGGGTGCGAGCCGTGCATATACGGAGAAACGGCTTGGTATAATACATGCCCGCATGGGGTAAGGAAACGAACAACCCACTCGGAGTCCACGCGGTATTCGTAATCTATTACGGCTGCATCGTTTGGATCACCTCCAAAACTTGCTATCTCCTCTCTGCGTCTCTTATTCTCTTGCAGTACCTCTTGCAGTTGGTCTATGTCTATTGTGTATGTGCTGCTGCTATCCATCTCTAATGGGTCTTTGCATACATACACCTCACGCTCTTCCTTTTTCCATACCTCTATGATACGCACCTTATTGATGTCTCGCGGAGTATAGAAGGAGTATCTGTACTTGCTTGCGGTCTTGCTCAACTGCTGCTCGGAACTGAAACGCTGACTAACCTCACCAAACGCATCAAGTAACACCCTGCGTCTTTCTGGTGTCTTGGCGAACTTGGCAAGTATCTCAAGCAGGGTGTATTCGTGTAGTTTACCTATGGTTGTTACATTGGCAAAGTACTGACCAAATGTATTGTTATCCCAAAACATAAGGTTAATATCTTCCAAATCAACATACACATCGGATAGTTTGCGGTTGCTATCAAACTCATATCCTGTTCGGTAACAAGGTATGGCCGACAAAAGGAACTCTCTATATCCGTCTGCATTGGCTCGGTATAGGTTTGCCTTTTGGTACACATACTGCATGGCGGCACTCATCATTTCGCCTAATGTCTGCTTTTCTCCATCACGGGCTACTGCCAAATCCTCTAACTTCTGCTTCTCATACACACCAACCATTTGGCGAATACGCGAAGTTATAAGGTTCATTTTTAGCGGTGTCATTCCCTGCTTGATGGCATATCGCTCTATGCTGATTTGCACACTCGGATTATCAGGGTCTGGTACCATTCGGGAGAGTTGGTCTCCAAAGTAATAGTCCACACACTCCTTGCGCTTGTCTCTCAACTCTTGGAGAGAGTTGTACAGATGTTCACATTGTTGGAGTAAGTCCATGTTCTTATCTATCTCCAAACGGTCAGCGCGTGTCTCCTTGCTCACACTAACCCTATCGGGCATAAGAGCCGACTTGGTAAACTTCTTGTAGTTCTTTTGTGTTAGTTTTATCCTTGCCATACTATTACATATATTCTTCTACTACATTTCGGAACTCATCAAAGGTTCTGCATACCTCTGCCTTGAATCCGTGATTTCGCAGGTATGTTATCATATCTTCTTGTGCAGGAGAAAGCCTACCTTTCTTCCCATTCTTCATCTCTATATAAAGGCTGTGATAGCCTTTTCTCGCTGCTGCGATTGTAAGGTCTAATACGCCCGCAAGCACGCCCTCTGCCTTCATTTTTGCGCCTGTAACCGCGTCCCTCTTTCCTCCGTTGCCATTCGCCCATATAAGTGTATCTCTATATTTTAGCCTAAACCACTTTATGCAAGTAACCTGCAATGCGTGTTCTGCATCGCGATGGTGTACCCTTGTCTTTTCAGGATGCCCTTCTGATATGTTATTAAATTCATCTATACTCATATCAAGCAAGTACCATTGCCCCGTTTCACAACGCGGCAATGGCTAATCAAACAAAAAATAATATTATGAAATGAAAGTACATTACTTTTTACTCTTTGAGTCCATCTTTGATTTGAGTTCCAACAACTGCTTTTGTTGTTCGTCAAACTTCTCGATGAGCTTGTCGTACTTGTCTTGCAATTTATCGTACCTATCCTGCAATGTATCATAATTCTTGGATAGAGAACTAATGATAACATTCAGTGTTTCTATCTGCGCTTGGTCAGCCTCGGCAGATGACTTGCGTTTCATAGACCTTAATGTGGTAAACTGCCATATATTGCCAGCACCGAACAAGGTCGTGATGATTGATAAAATAATTTCTACGGTTGTCATATCTTATTAAAATTTATTCCGCCTGCAAAGGTAAGAAAAAATGTACAAAAAATAGGTACATTTTTTGAATATCTTGGTACATATTTTGAATATGTGCAATTTGCATAAAAATAGGCAACACTTTTGTGCCGCCTATCCCGCTCTGTTTGTGATTAAAAGTACCAATCTTTTGGTTTGTTAAACACAATCTTGTTTAGTTCTTTTGGCTCTTCCGCCCAAAGAGTGACGCGATCCACGCTCCACCCAAACAACATGCTTATAAATGCTATCATTTTATTTGTGTATTATGTTTATATCTCCAACAAGGTATATCGTCTCTGTGTGCTTCTTTTAGTTGTGCTATACATCTACCCCATTCGGGACTATCGTCCTCAAAGACCATATGCAAGCAGATTCCGCAATTTCGTTCAATCATCTTCTCCGTAACTCTTTCGCTTTGTTCTCGTACCATAAGGCTTTGTTTATATCCTCTATAGCATCGCCCTTCTTGCCTGCACGCATACGATACTTGAATGAATTGCCCATACACCAATCGGCAGTCTTTTCTGCTCCCCAAATACAAATCATCATATCAATGGTTTCCATGTCTCCGAATTGGTAGTGGTCTGGGTGATTGACCATTTCTTTCTTTTCTTCCATATTATTTGTCTCCTATTATCAATTCATGTGCTAATGGTAATTTGTTCTCTATCCAATCGCAGAACACTTGCCAGTCTTGCAGTTTATGATGTCTGCGCTGCTTATAGATATTAGCGAGTTGCAGGTAATTGGTTGTGCATCGCATAAAGAGTTCCAATCCCATAGGACAGTTACTTATTACCCGCATCCAATTCTCTTGTGTAGGCGTTTCGTTGTACACCTTTATCAAGTTATCAAGCGCATAGATATTCCCTGGAAGTACATACTCATTGCAAGCCTTATTCAAGTCCATCTTGCATAGCCGGTGCATCTTGCTACTGCTACATACTATATCAAGGAAATGGTAGCGTTCTGCCTCTATGCTCCAATACTGCGGGTAGGTTACATCAAACGATACACGGATGCCGCAAAGGAAGTTAGCCTCGCCAGACGAATGACCGCACTTGACTAACTTTTTTGCGCGATCCAATGCCTTTTCGTATTCTCCATAATCGTCCGAAGGTTCTATCTTCATAGAGTTGCGACAGGAGAGTATAGATGGCACTAAATCATACACCTTGTAATTGTATATCTTCAACATGCCTTTGTAAGTCTTTGTATGATTATGAAGCAGTCTTGAATAATTCCCTTAACTCCATTTCCAAATGCACCTTGTCGGACGGAACACCATCGTACTTCCAAATGATATGCTTATTGTCGTCTATGGCTACAAGGAACGGAACATTCATTATCTTGTACTGCTCCACTTCATCGTCGCAATCTTCTATGTCCTTGAAGGTGATGTGCCATTTGTGAGCTACGCACAACTCGTCCAATATCCTGTGCATCTGCTTGCATGGAGAACACCATGATGCGGTATAACAAACTACTTTCATACTTTTTCTATGCTATCTTTTATTAAAGAAGATGTTAATATTTATATTCAGATTTTTCCACTCATCTGAATTTTGATAATGTTCAAAATATTCCCCCTCGTTTTTATATTTCCAGTTTATATCTTCTTTTGGCATTAACCTTGAGATAGCATTATTAAATATTGTACCAAATTTTTCAACTTCTTTTTGATTGTTTGTGTCGATTCCCGAGCTAACAAGTATATCTTCCCACTCCTTACTTGTAAATACAGGACAAACAGGATGACATAATCCAAAATAAAATATTGGATAGTACACCTTACCATTTATCAGTACAATTCTTGTTTGTGCTTTTTTATAACTCATACTCTTTCTATAATATAATGTTTTGCGTCTTTGGTAATTAGGAACTGACCACGCTGTTGTCGGGCATTGTTATATAGCGACAAGTGAACCCACTCTGCGCCATTCATATTGCGCTCGTCTATACATTGGTCAAACTTCATTGCATCGGTCAGCATAGCACCTTTTAGCGTGTTCTTAACAAACTTCTTGAAGCCTGCAATATCTCCATTAGCGGGTACAATATCCGCTGCAAACCCAGACCGATGAGCAGATGTCTTTGAGCCGCCAACAAACTTGTTTAGTTTCTCGCTACGAAAACCACTTGTGATAGTTATCCCGCTACCCCACAACTCGCGTATAGGTTCAAGGAGATTATCACACAAGGCTTTTATATGAGCCGTTTCCGTTTCATTGGGCGTATTGTTTATTCCTTTCTTCATAGCAGTTGTACTACGAGTAAATTCTTCCAAAGTAAAATGTTCGCTGATTTTCATATCTTGTTATTGTTTAGGTTTCCACACTTCAAATATATCCGACTTTGTATTTGATTTCTTACTTACTGAGGCTATTGTTTCGCCATTTCTTTTATAATACCAAATACTATCGTCATCTATAGGCAGTCCTTTGACAATTATCTCACCCACCACTTCGGTAGGTATGTCATCGTAAATCTCAAATGTAATTTTTCTTGTCATATCTATTATTTACTTTTCCAAGTCCAACCAAAGCCATAGACAATATGCACGCCTATCTCCGGCGCAGGTACTACATTGCCATTGACTATGCCTATTCCATATCCGGCTCCTATACCTATGCCGACAAACTGCCTAAATCCCTTGCGCTTGTCTATCGTTACAGGAGTACGCTCAAATCGGTAATCAATACCAAATGAATCTATCTTTGCTTTGTAGCCTTCGTAGCGCACACACCATTGTATTCGGGTACTATCGTCCACTATGCTATCTAAATACTCTTTGTAATCTATTGGTATTGAAATAGTTATAGAGTCCTTTTCATTTAAGCACGATGAATCATACTTATTTTCCACGACCACAATCGTATCAAATTTAGTTCGGTAGAGCAGTTTGGTTCTGCTCTCAATCATCGTGTCGGTACGAACAATCGTATCGTGAATAACTAATGGTTCTGGTGTGTTAGTATTACTTCTGCAAGCTCGTATTACTAATAATACTAACACAAACAAAAGTAATACTACTGCTATCTTATATATCGTTTCTTTACTCATACTTGTTTATTAGGAGGTAAGGCAGGATTCGAACCTGCGCAAGAGCAACCACATGGGACTCGATACCACTTCTCATTACGCCAACTTGCCTCGTTGTGCTAATCAGCACTTACCGCCCTTTTTGCAGGGCTTCTTCTTACCACCACACTTTGCCATAGTTATTGAATTTATTGTTAGGCACGCACTATTGCGTGTTGCTTTCAAAACTGAACACCACTCAGAGGTCGTAGCGGAGACACTCTGAATGATGCTCACTTAATGCGTTTATTGTAAAGCAGCCGCTACACTACTTTTATGGTGCAAAGATACGATAAATTTTTGGTTAAAACAAATTTTATTCATACTTCGTATGAATAATTTTCAATTTTCCTTGAATTTATCCAAAAAGAGAGAGTCACAAAATAGCAACTCTCTCCTTGATTGTGGATTCTTAACCACTTCGGATTAGAATAGGTTAATTCATCCTTTTACAAACGCCTTGCAGATGAGCAGAGCCGCTTCGCCTAATGCGATTACACCTGCATTTACACCTGTGGCTACTGCCTTGTCATCTACGCAATAAGTAACGATGGCTACTACTGCAACTTCGGCTGCTTCTACACAACCCTTGATGAGATTAAAAACCTTTTGTGTCATTGTTGTAATTTTAGTTAGTTATTGTACTTTTGTTAGCATACTGATTTGTATTCAGTTGCTATTTAATTTGCGGAAAATTTCGTTTTATCGCGTGGAAAATATCGTGATAGGATATGGATCGCGATTAAAAACGAGTATTTTGTCTGTTTACTCTATCACTACCTTTGCCGGATAACCTTGTGTGTAGTCATACTGCTCTACATCCTCTATCACGCTCATATCCTCTACGGTAGTCTTGTGCTGCTCGGTCACTACGAAGCAGTCTTTGGCGTAGAGTTCCAATCGGTCAATCAGCGTTAGCGCATCATCGCAGGCCATCTCTATCTCCGTGCCGCCAATGTATATCTTGGTAGTGCTACGGCCAGCGTTCTTCTCGCAAGTAACGGAAGCCTTGATGCTATTGCGGGTTGTGTCGCTGAACCAGTCTTTATGCCCTTTCACTTCGAACTGCGCCACATTCTCGCTTGCAGCGTAGGCAGATATGTTAGCCTTTGCCACTTTCTTGCACAGATTAAGATAGGCGGCGTATAGTTCCGTCTTATCCTCATCGGTGGGGATGTGGTCTATTATATCTTCTATGCAGATGATATTACCATCCTCTTGCTCTTGTTTATCAACTCGGAGATAATAATACTGAATACCACCTCTCACAAACGCAGGCTCTATTTCACGCCAATCTTCTTTGTTGATGAATCTTTTTATCATACTTATTTCTAATTAAATTTTTATACTTATACTTATTTCTTACTTTCATTACCTCCATATGTCCTTGCATATATACATAACTTTTTGTTTCTTCATTAACTTCATTCCATAGAGTCCATCGTATCGCATAGGTTTTTCTATGAATAAAATAACCCATATACGAATTAAATCGTTGTGCAAAACTCTCTATGTATTTCTTCTTCTCGCTATGCTTTCCAAAGAATCTAATCAAAGAAAGTGCATTGTTAATAGTCCTGTTTCCTGCATATAGTCTTCCGCACTTTATTGTGGTTCCTATGAAAGTAAGTCCGTGTCTTGCCGGTTGTATATAGACTTTATTCTTGTGTAATTCAAGACCTAACTTATCCAGTTCTCTTCTTGCTATTCCTATGCATTTCAACACATCTTCCTTCTTATCTGCGAAGATATAGAAATCATCTACATATCGTCCATAGTTTACACCGTCTATCGAACTCATTGTCTTATCAAGTGATCCAAGATAAAAATTGGCAAATATCTGGCTTGTCAAGTTACCTATTGCCAATCCATAACCTTCTTCATATAGAGAATAGATATTAGCCAATTCGTTTCTCTCAAAGTTAGTACACGAATAGGAGTTTGTCTTATGTCTCCTACAATCCATGTACGCTTCGTACAAATCTTCCATAGAACACCACTCACTCATACAAATTTCG